TCCAAACAATATTTCAGGGAACGACCCCCTAAACCATTTGGAAACAATACGATTCCGTGAGCCTCATTGAGAATCAGTTTCGTTTCATTCCCATTTGTTAGAGTATGAGTGCATACACAACAAGAAGTATTGGAGTGTCTTCCAGTCGTCAAAATAGAGTTCTGAATCTCCCAAACCTTCTTACGTAATTTTCGGTCGCTTATGGCTTCACAATCGTCAAATATCACCAGACTATCTTTAAAGTCGTGGGTATCAATCGGTTCAACCAAAAAGCCATCTTCGTGTATCTTGACACGCTTAATGTCTTTGACCTTATCAATAGAGCCTTTATCTTCTGCTAATGCACTAAACAAGAACACCTCACGTTTTGGGAACAATTTCTTATAATGCTGGGCAAAATTCTTACAGAAATACGATTTACCACTACCAGACTGACCTGATACATACAAGATGGTTCTCTCCTTACTGACATCAGGTAAGGGCTGGATGTGTTGATGGGGACGACACTTGAAGTCCTGAAAGTAATGATTCACTTTATCCTTATCCTTTTCAATACTGATAATGGAGTTCTTTTTTTTGCCTTCTTCCACTATAAGGGCTATAGGACTACCTTCACACTCTAAATTCATTATATATAATACCTAAATATAATAAATTTTGCATTTCCGATTTTTTCATTACGAATAATAATCTAAAAGAATGATTTTAGTTTGGGATGTTTCTCCACAAATGCGTGGGACTCTTTATTCACTTTTTGTTGTATATATTCCCTGATTTCGTCTAATCTTTTGGGCATTTGTTTCAGAGAGACTTTATTCTTTATCTCTTCAAGTTCATTTATAGCGACTTCTTTAAGTCGTTTATCAGGACAATTAGTTAATTTCTGTTGAATGAGAGAGATATTGTCTTTGACTTTATCACGAGGAGGTTTCCGAAACTTGTTTTCAGTCAGTGTTTTCAGAGTATCAATATCATTTTTGACACTATTGAGCCAACCAGTGTGTCCGTTAAAGAATTCAACCAGCATTTTTCTTATCGGCTTTTCTTTATCTAATAGATTGAGAGATGCATACACACGTTTGAGTGCTTTCATCACATTCCCTTGCTTAAGGAATTCACGACCATCGTCTAATATTTCTTCGTATATTTTCTCAATCGGTTTATTGTCATAATTTTGGTACCCATTTAGTGTGAAGTAATACATTTCAGTGAATTCTGTGGCGATACCATCAATAAAGGCGATAATATCCATTTTGATGATGGATTTTTGCAGTAAAACATCTACAAATTTATATTCTTTACCGCCCACAACCTGACTGCCTTTTTTGATAGTTTGTTTCGTCCATCGTAGCGGTTCCCCTTTGTCATCTTCTCCGCATTTGAAATCGGTAATAAATATATTAGGGTCTTTGGTTGCACGTTCAAATTTTTTCTGAAATATTTTTAATATTTGTTGCGGATATTTACCAACGTCTAAAGTATTGAAATATTCCAATAGGTCAAAATCGCTTTTGTATTTGATGTGCGGTATTGATTGACTACCGACTATTTTATATCTTCCTGTGATAGTAAGAAGATTAAATACTTTATTTTCTTCTCTTGAATATACTGAACGATTTAGAGTTTCCATTATATACTAAATCTATAAAATATCTTTTACAAATGGGGGTAAATTTGCCTTACCTTTGATATATTGTTTCTGTATGGCTTTAATGAACAAATCTTGTGGGTCAATTTCTGAAGGGGTTAATGGGGTGTCTTTTGAGACTCGTTTGGTAGGACGATACACAGGGTACGGAAGACCTGCGTAATCTTTCCACCTCTCCTCTCTCCATCTTGTCAATCCTTTACTCGTATCTTTCCTACCTTTGTATTTTCCTCCTAATTCTTTATATTTCTTGACAATCCACATACTCTTATAGGCTCCGTGAGTCTTGTATTTTTCATCAGCCATTTTCTTGACTTTTTCGTACAACTTTTTATTTACTGGTTCAGATGACATCACAAGTTATTATATACTATACAGGATATAATAAATTTCAGATTCAGTGCAGATATTTACTGACCGCCTGTTCAGAAAAAGCAGGAGTGTAGGGTCAGTGCAGGGTGTAGGGTGTAGGGTCTCAAAAAACCCAAATAGAATTAAAATTATTGAACAGAATAAAATCTCTTGTAGAATATCAAATTTACCCTACACACCCTACACACCCTACACTTTTGATAATATTGGGATTAAAGAGTAGGGATTAGTGTGAGGAATCCCAGAAATCTGGAGTGTAGGGTCCAAAATCCACCCTACACTGACCCTACACTCTCTCAAATGACCCTACACTTTCGTATCCACCCTTGCTTAAGTATATTGTCCAAGATAATTACCAGCATCCATTGTATATCCATCTCCAGTTGCGTTCTGATTGATACTACCAGCATTCACAGGGGCTTGTATAGGGTTATAGTTGATAATGAGTTGCTGTAGAGCAGGTAGTCTTTGAATGACTTGTTTATTAACCTCTCCCATCAGTTGTTGAGATGCAACTAATTCTTCGTTGGCTCCGACTCCTCTCGCCAGTTGTAGTTCTTGTAAAGCGAAAGAAAGAGTATCGTCATAAATGTCATACACCATTTTAATAAGGTCATCTAATCTATTCACTTGTTCTTGATTCAAATAGTTGAATCTTGGAGCAATATCTTTAACGTATTCTTTGAGTGTATTACCGAGTTTGAGAAGTTGTCCCATTTGTCCTCTAAATGAGCCGACACCAGTGATGGTACGAACCACAGAGCGTTGGTTCTGTTCCAGAGCGTGTTGAATGTGGTCTCCTATTTCTTCCCCAGTGGGAAAAAGTCTTTGTCTTCCTCTTTGTGGTCTTTCAGGAGTAGGCGGTAATGGGGCACGATGAATCCTGTTGGCTTCTTCAGATTGTGTTCCAATAGCGAATAAATAAGTGTGTGATTCTTGAAGAAGAGCGTAAATCAGGTACAACATTTTTTCTAAAGAAAGGAACAAATCATCGGCTTGTGCATCTTGTCCTTGAAAAGTAAGAAGTTGAGTATTCGTATATTTTTCCCCCAATAGTTTATTGATACGCCTTTTAATACGATTGTCGTATTCCAATTCACTTGTTTGATAAGCAGGTAGCATATTTTATATATTATCCATACATAAAATAATTGTCAAAATTTGTTAATGCTAAAGTTGGTTAATCCCTAAACACTTATATAAAACGTCCCAAAGGCGAATGTTTGGGGTCTCCACCCATTCCTCCTCCGTACAATCCTTCTTCTTTTACGATTCTGGATGCTTGTGGAAGACTGCAACCTCGTTCAGCCATAACCTGTTTTACAATCGCCGCACGTTCAGACCTTGCACCACCTGATTGGGCACCTCCTCGTCTCTTTCTTTGAACTAAATGTTTAATATCAGAGCCTAAATCTTCAATATCATCAATGGCTTGACGAACCTTATCGTGTCTTCCCTCTCCAGCAAGATAATTCGCCAACATTTGTTCTCCTACATCAGTACCAACTTTGAGTGCTGATTTTCCAACCTCTTTACCGATTGATTTCCCAATTTTTCCCATCTTAATCTTTCCTCCAGATGGTTCCGCCGAAGATGAACCAGATAAGGCTTCTTTAATCATTCTCTTTGCGTGTTCTTTCACAATAGGAGTGGCTGTCTTAACAACGTGGTCAGCGATTTTCTTGGTAAGGGGATGCGAAGCAATCTTTTTAAGACTCATTTTACGCCCACCTGACATTTCTTGTTCTTCGTCCTGTGTCAAACCTGCTACAAGACTTTCAATACCTTTCTTAAGTGCTTTCTCTCCTTGTTTTTGAATTATAGGAGTGGCTTTCTTGACAATCGTCTTGGTAATAGGATGGGACGCAACTTTCTTGAATGCTTTTCCAATCCCCTTTTTACCACCTGCTGGGGGTCTTCCTCTTCTTCGTCCAGCCGCCGCCATCATTCCAACCTCTGCTCCTTCCAAAAGAGCATCATCAACGGCAGGGTTTGTTAAGGCACCCATCAAATAGTTCGCTGCTACACCAGTAGCAATATTTTCTGCTGGTTTCTGAATGGCTTTGCCTACTTTTCCTAATGCTTTACCGACCTTAAATTTTCCGCCAATTTTTCTCGGAGCCCCAACTTCAATCGGTCCGCCAGAAATGTGGTATGGTCCCTGTCCTCGCATACCTCCAACAGGGTTTCTCATTGACAATTCAGGGTGTAAATAGTCAGTGTAAGGATTAGACCCTCTTTGAATGTATCGTCCGTCTTGTAAAGCAGTTGCGGATTGAAATCCAGAATTTGATACTTGGGTATGGGGCATACCCTGTAAGTTTTCGTAGTCGTATCCAGTGTGTGCATCAGATTTACCTTTTTGTCCTCTCGGCATATTCTATATATATTGAATATATAAAATAATTTCTTAAAGGACTTTATTTAAAATAGCGAACTTACCAGTAATTTTCTTACCTATTTTTTTATCAGCCACTAATTTCTTTGCAACAGATTTTACCTTTTTTGCTAAACCTTTCTTTTCTGCTCCACCACACAAAATACCCATTTCGCAACCTTTTGGGGATTCGCCACGTTGAATGAAATGAAGTTTTTTCCCACCACTAACCGATTTGGGCGTATAAGTGGCTGGGTCGCTCCCTAAAGGAGATATTCTTGGTCGTATTGGTTTCATACCCCCTTTTGGTCTTCCTCTTTTTTTTGGTAAAGCCTCGTGTATTTGACCTAAAGTTTGTTCGCCTTTCATCACAAGAGTTTTCCCCAATTTTGCAATTTTGGGAGTACGATGGGAAACTGGTCTGGGATTCTCTCCACGTTTTCCAACCATAAAAGTATTTTGACCAGCACCTCGTTCTCGTTCTTCTTGTACATACTTGAGAGTGTGTTGAATAGGAGTAATAGAATCAATAAAACGACCACCACCAGATACTGGGGGAGTCATACGAACCTTACCTGTATATTGTCCATCTGGATGTGGTTGTAAAGTGGCTGGTCCGCCCATTGCGGATTCCAATTTGGACATTCCATATTGACTAAACACATCTTTAATTTCTGGGTAATGTATAGCGGTTGCACCCAACATACCTTCTCTTCCAGATGCGTATCTATCACGCTGAATATTACCTTGTCCTAAACCGATTTCACCGAAATTCCTTTGTTTTACGTAATAAACATCTGGCTGTGGATTTGACTCAACATAAGGACTGGGATAGCCTCGTTGTACGTCTTCAAAATCTGCTAAAGTTAATGCGATTCCTCTGTTTTCAGGAGTATCCAAGTTGTTGTTATAATTATGGAACATTATATATATTACTTATATATAATTTTCGTATGCGGCGGAATGTAATTCTAAAAAAAGATTTTATTGGGCGTATCAGATAATTTGAATACTGGAAATGATGAGAATCGGATTCCACACATTATAAAGAGAAAAAAATTTAATTCCTAAATCCAAAATTAGACGTATCTGCGAACACCTCCAGAGTGGGCAGATTGTCCTCCTGATGTAGAGCCAGTTCTACCTGCTCTCATACGTCCAATTTTTCCCATTAACATTTTTCTCAAGGCACCAAAGTTGGCTAATTTACCACCAACCATTCTGGTATATTCTGGGACTTCAAGTGCTGGAACCTCGTCTTCAGTGGCTGTGGAAACAACCATCTCTTTGGTCAAAATTCCTGTATAAATAGCACTGGAACCTGCGGCATTAACCATAATTCCGCTATTTACACAGCAAATGCAAATTTCTGGAGTGATAGCACTGGCGTAAGGATTCGTGCAAGTAATTTGAATCTGAAATTGGAACTGACCGATAGAGCCACTTGAGAGCATCGCTGGGAGAGAAAGAGCCATTGCTGGGGAAAGAACAAGAAGAGAACCTGTTGTCTTAACAGATGCACCAACACCTGTAGCATTGTCATTAACAGACTGAACACCACGAAATTCATTGTATGATTGCGAACTTCCTGCTTCAATTGATAATTTCCACAACTGCTGGGGACTGCAAGATGAAAGAAGCCCACTTTGGTTGTTAAGATTGACACTAATACCCTGAATAGGGAAGAAAGAATCAGAATCGGCATTGGTCATATCAACCATTGGCTTACGGACACAGATAATGAATTTATCAGGAAGTTGGTTAAGTTGAATGTTTTGCGAAGTAAGAGTAGCGGTAGCACCTGCACTAACAGATGAAGAACTATTGCTACTCAAATAGCGTGGAAAATCGCTATAGGGTAAAACTTGTCGGCTCGGAATAAGGTCGGTTGATTGAGTTGATAGGAAGTTCAACAAAAGACTGGTACTTCCCTGAAATGGGTTGCTGGAAACGTTATAAACACCGAATGATGTGGAGTGTGTGTATGCACTTGTGGATGTTCTCCAAAGTCTCTTACAAGTAGAGTCAAGAGTAGCAACCAAGTTGATTGTGTTGATACCAACCATACCACCCATATTGTATTCTGGGTTAGAGAAGATATAAGGACTCAAGAAAAGAGGCTCTGTTGGGGAGCATACAACTTGGGCAATAAAGAAGTTGGTAGCGTCTGTTGAAATAGGGGAGTTGCTTACAACAACACCTGCGGAAGTGTATTGAGTAAGAACAATTGAACAAGGGAAAGCACCACGAGGACACTGGTCAAGGTCGTATGACTGGGTATTGAATGAAGCAAGAGGGTTATTTGAAGCAAGAACACCATCAGAGTAGTTAAAATAGGCTTGGTCAGGAAGAGTGGGAGCGTACGAGTTCCATCTGTAAAGTTCTCTGGAGTCATTCATTCTCAACAACTGGGGAAGAATATCCTGTAAGTTAAGACTGACGTTTGTGTTATTTATTTGAGAACTCAAAGTAAGCATACTCATTGCGAGTGGAAATGGAGCGAGAGAATCTGTGAGTCCGTAATTGAATGCAGTTTCTCCAACTGGAACATTCTCAACACGATGGTAGAAAGAAAAGTCAGTTGCAGAAAGGAGTACCTCTCTGTTTAAAACAACTGATTCAGAGGGTAATTGAACATTCATAACGACCGAACTGGGAGACGTAGATACAGCCGAAAAACTCTGAAAAGTGTTGTTGGCGGCACCCTGATATACACCATAAACCTGTTGGTCAGTGATTTGTGCGAGTTTGGAATCACGGATGAGTGCAGTTTTGAAGTCTGTCATCTTTATATATTCTCTTAAGATATTATTTTTTCAACGGATGAAACAAAAAAAATAATATCACCTAAAGAATTGCTAAATTCTATCTAAAGGACTCACATCCTCAACACACCCCCCCTCAAAGGTAATTTCTGACCTTTCCTATAATGTTCTTGGTCATTACCATCAGAACCAGTTAATACCTTTGTGTGGTCTTTCAAAACATTATAGATTGCGGATACTTTTGTAAATAGGAGTTTGATTGTGCAAGACGAACCGCCTGATAGAGTCATTGGGACAAGTTCGCCTAATTTGGTTCTCCAGAACACCGAGATTTGAATATTTGTTAAAGCCCCTGAACCAGTCATTGAGATACGTCTATATTCAGCCGTAGGATTGTATTGAAGATTGGGTTTATAGACTAAATCACCACTTTCTAAATCAGTCAAGATAAGACCGAAATTTGCGTTGTTTCCAGATAAAGCCTGAACAACATTCCCTTCGCTAATGATTTGTGGAGCCGAGAGTTGATTCGGTACAATAGGCAATTGAGAGGAAGTGAATACAATTCCAGATACAGGGGTAATGTTATTAATTGTGCTAAACTCTTGGAACGACTGAATGAAATTCTGTTGGGTCGGTTGAGAGGCACTTGTTAAAGTGGGAACTAAAACGAGATTAGAGCCGACGAAATCGTGGAATAATATCCTAAAGTTCGCTCCGTCCGTAATTTGCGGACCAGTTCCAAAATTTACCGATGGGAATGTGCTAAACAAATTGTATAACTGCGTATTAAAATATAATTGACAAGCATTAGGGTTGGCTACAGATGGATTGCTTAAACTATTTACGCTAAAGGCTGTTTGCTCTGCTCCGATAATAAAGGACAGAGTTGTAGGGTCAAAAACGAAAGTAGGGCTATAGATACCATTCAAATCAGTATAACCAGCCGTCGTAAGTTGGGCATCTAAATTCGTAATACAATCAAAAAGTGTCTCCTGAATACGAACTGCTAACCAGTCAAAGTTATAAGCATAATAGTAGTCATTAAATGTGGCTTGGAACCCTGTTCCTGTAGCATTAGGAGGAGGGGGTACTTGTGCATTTACATTCTGCGGAGACCAAATAATAGGTTGTTGCTGGGTAAATATTGTTCCTGCTGGAGAGCCAACAGGGGTAATCTTCATCGTAATCTGGTACGCTGTTAGGTTTGCGTCTCCCTGATTCGGTTCTATAAGAGGAATGAATACTGGTAGCGTTTGAGACTCAAGAGAGAAACGAACAACAGACACATTATAATCTCCTGTGTTTGAGACAATAGGATTCGTTCTATTCTCTGTATAGTTAATTGGAACATACGGAGTCGTGTTTCCTAAAACGTTTGTCATAATTACGTCTAAATAAACATTATCTGGGTCTTGTGGAACATTGGACACTTTTGTCGTACTTACTACGTGAGAATTGTCTGCGTGGTTTAATAGAGACATTATTATATACTAACTATATATATTTTTCTAAATCTAAATACTCCATAAACAAAAAATGCCTAAAAATCAGATTATTTATTGATTTTTACAATAAGATTATTACAAAATAAATAAATTAGATTCAAATTTGATTACTTATAGTGAAAATTTATAAATTTTAGCAATTAAATAACTTATTATAATCTTATATTTTGATTTATTTCTATTTAATCTAATTTTGTGATTATATATTGTAAATAATCAAAAAATATCTGCGAGTGTAGGGTCATTTGAGAGAGTGTAGGGTCAAGAATCCACCCTACACTCCAGAATTCTGGGATTCCTCACTCTATTTCCTACTCTATTATCCCAAAGTGTAAGGTGTGTAGGGTGTGTAGGGTAAATCTGATATTCTACAAGAGAAAACAATTCTGTCAAGATTTTTTATTCTGTTTGGGTTTTTTAAGACCCTACACCCTACACTCTGCACTGACCCTACACTGGGTTCAATTTAAGCGAGTCTTGTAGCAATTATTCCTGTTCCTATTGCTCCACCACTACCTTTCTGAAAACTTACACCACCACTTGCGTAATCTGAATTATAAAATAAAACGAAATCAGTCTCAACATCTACGTCTAATATACAACTTACTTCCGAAAATTGGCTTTGCACTTCAGTCCAAATTTCTCCTTGTACAGGATTGGCTGTGGTATTGACTGCGAAAGACGTTCCATCAGTATTCCTTATATAAATCTCCATAAATCCTGAACTTAAGTCCGTTCCAGAGTTGAATTGAATCCACGCTCTTCCATCAACGCTCCAAACCCCAGCAGGTAGGGTTATAGTTATTAAATTCCCTGAACTTATTCCTGCTGGTACGCTAACAGAGGAAGTAGTTAAATACGACTTAATTTGTTGTCCGATTTGACCACTTGATTGTTTTAGTCCTAAAGCACTTTTAACTGACATCTATATATTATAGAAATATATTTTTTGGCTAAAATTAAGCCACACGTGTTGCCTTAAGTATTGTTGTGGGACCAGTACCAGACCCTTTAGATATTTCACAAGTTCCACCTGTATAACTAATGTCGTAGGCTATTTTGTATGATGTTGAAGCCGTTATATTTACACAAGCACTCATCGTTCTCTCAATGTATGATGAGCCATTAAATGTTTCTCCTGTCGTTGATGTTGTTCCACTTGTTTGTGCAATCGTTTGATTACTTGTGGCTTCCTGTATGTAAAGTTCAAAATACGAACTCCCAGAAGTAAAGTCCGCTGGATTAACGATTGTAGCAATAATATTCGCATCAAGAACCCATACTCCAGCATCAAGAGTTATTTGACAGACGCTTCCTGCTTGTGGGGAACCAGCCGCCACACTTACTGCGGATGCTAATTCAAGAGATACTTGTTCTCCTAATTGACCAGAATTGTTGTTTGTAATGCCTACTGCACTTCTTACTGACATCTTATATATTATCAATATATAAAATATTTGGCTAAAGTTTTCTATTTATGCGATTCGGATAATTTGAAGACTACCATTATCCACTGGGGTTCCAGAGTTGGTTCCTGATGCGGCGGTACGCCATCTGGAATATACCATAAATGCTTTGGAGGATGTGAAATTCCAGATATTGATGGCGGATTGCTCAACACTGGCGGATGGTCCCAAGTATGAACCTGCTGAATCTGTGATGGCTGTTGAACCATCGGCGGCATCAACTACTTCAATAAAACTATTCACACTTCCAACAACGTTGGAAATGTTGGCTACTGAATAAGCCACGTATGTTCCTGCTGGAAGTCCTGTACCAAGAACTCCTGCTGTGTAATATATCTGATTCTGGGATACTCCTGTGATGGGCGTAATGTTTGCTCCAGAGACGATGTTCGTGTTGTGTCCCAATTGACCAGATTGTGGGGCTGGGACGTATCCTGATGGGTACCCAAAGGATACACCTTCACAAGCGATAGGAGGATTTACGGATTTGGAAGAAATAGCACTCATTCTTTTATATAATACCTAAATATTTTATTTTGCCGTGTTATTCTTTATTTTTAAAGTGGTCAAGTTCTCTAAAGGAATATATAAATAATCCGTCATATCGGACAACTCATTTATTCTGGAGTAAGGCTCACATTTGAATGTATCAAAGAGGGTGGGGTCATACTTTATATAGCAAATCTCGTCCGTAAAGTTGAATATAAAATACTGCTCTCTCTTCTCCGCAGTGAGTATTTTGTTTCGTGTTAATAGTGTTGTAGGGTATGTATTTTTCTTGCACTTACGTGATTTTACCTCGTATATCGCATCTCGGTCTTCAAAATCGTATTTACAATACTTGTCTGTAGTTCTTTCTAAAGCAGGACTATTGAAAAATTCTTTTAATGTGGGGTGTATATCTTCTTCTTGATTCTTACCATACTCGTAATCTTTAGGGTAAGTGATACTTCGGAAATGAGGATTTGAAACAACTTTAGCCATTGCTATTATATAATCTATAGTTAGATTTTATTTTTCAAATAAACGAATTAGATTATTTCCTAAATTTCTTTTCTCTGGAATATATATATTAATGAATCAGACTTCCATTAGACACTTACTCAAAGAAGAGGGTATTACCCAACAACAATACGAAGATATAAAAGAGAGGGAACCAATATTTATGACTGATGCAGATTTAAAAAGATATTTCCCTGATAATGACGATGCAAATCCTATCATCAAGTATAGTGCTTTAGCCAACGTGAAAAACATTACGGATATTTTACCGAAGGATAAATCTTTTAAGGTTATTTTAATTGAAAATAGACACAATATAGGACACTGGGTTGTTATTAGCCGTAATAAAGATACCATCTATTTCTTTGACTCGTACAGCAACAAACCTGATGGACAATTGCGATATATTAACTCTTTCTGGCGTAAAATGTTGGGTCAAGATGAAACCTATTTAACCGCCTTATTAGAAAAAGCCAAGAAAAAGGGTTGGAAAATTAAATACAATAAGAATCGTCTTCAGTCTCTGAAAGGAGGCGGAGGTACTTGTGGGCGTTGGGTTATTCTTTGGCTTATGATGAATCTACAATTCAAATATAGTTTAGATGATTTTGAAGAGTTTATTGATAAACACCGAAAAGAATTAGGTCTTACACGTGATGAACTCATTACACACTGGGTACGCTAATCAGAATTTGGCTTTAAAATCAAAAACTGAATCATCTGCTACGCAGTCTGTTAGTGCGTATTCGGTGGTCAATCTCTCAAAGAAATTCGTCTTACCTTCCACACTAATCATCTCCATAAAGTCAAAGGGATTCGGCGTATTCCAAATCTTCTTATACCCCAATTGCACAAGAAGGCGGTCTGCTACAAATTCTATATATTCACTCATCATTTTACTATTCATTCCCAAGAGACGACAAGGGAGCGATTCTATTATAAATTCTTTCTCTATTTGTACCGCTTCCTTGAACATCATCTCTACCTCGTACCAGTATAATTTATGCGTGAGTTGGCTGTTGAGATAGATAGCAAACTCTGTATGCAACGCCTCGTCTCTGGATATTAACTCGTTTGATGCTGTGAGAGACTGCATTAATCCCCTTTGTTTCAACCAGAATATACTACAGAATGCTCCACTGAAAAATAACCCTTCCACTATCGCAAACGCTATCAGTCTTTGAGCGAAACTTGACGTTTCTGATTCTATCCATTTTATTGCCCAGTCTCCTTTCTTCTTGATACAGGGTATCGTATTTATCGCATTAAATAGTTTCAGTTTCTCTTGTTTTTCTCTTACATACGTATCAATCAGTAGTGAGTAGGTCTGGCTGTGGATACTCTCCATCGCCATCTGGAAACTATAAAAGGCTCGGATTTCAGGCATTTCTATTTCCTTGAAAAATCGTAGCCCCAAATTCTCTATTACTATCCCATCACTGGACGAAAAAAAAGCCAATATCATCTTAATAAAATGCCTCTCATTATCGGTTAATTTATAATTCCAGTCATTCAAATCCTTGCTTATCTGTATCTCTTCGGCTCTCCAAAAGGACGTAATTGCTTTTTGATAGAATTCATACACTTTAGCGTCTTGTACTGGAAAGAAAGTGAATCGGTTTGGCTGTTCCTTGAGCAAAGGTTCATTCTCTAAATCTGTCATTATAATATATATACTTATAATATAATGAGTAAATACGATAGAGAGATTCTCAAATATTCAGACCCTGTAAAAGTTCTCAAACGATTACACGAAGTATTTGGAGAAGATTCTGGTATAGAATTATTTAGGTCTTCTCGCAAAGACAAGAAATACGCCATTATTAACCCTTACACCTTTAAAGTAGTGAATTTTGGTCAGATGGGATACGAAGACTATACCAAGCACAATGATGAGGAACGCAGGGATGCATTCCTACGACGTAATAGGAAATGGAGAGATGCCGACCCTTTTTCTCCTGCCTTTTTGTCGTATCATTTGTTGTGGTAAAAAAAGGGGTTCCCCCTATTTAAGTGTTAATAAAATGATGCTCCTAATTTTCCTAATATTTCTTACGACAATTGGGACACACAGGAGTAGCCGTTTCCTTGATTCGTTCCACACACTGCTTACAAATAATGTGTCCGCACTTGGGTACCTCTATATTGTCCTTTGTGAGCGTTTCGTAGCATACTGGACACTCGCTGTATTCCTTTAGTTTGTCGTACATCTCTATAAACTGCTGTTTAAGATAAGTTATATCGCACGTCTCCATTTGATAGTTTGGGTCATTCAGATTCTCCCTCAATTGCCTATTCCTGTCAGAGAACTGATGGATATAATCGTTCAGTGCATCCACCTCGTCTCGCATTACAAAGAATGCTCTCCATCCGCTTTTCGCTTTATTCACAAGTTTTAACCACTCGTTGTATGCAAGAGTTTTCGTTGTAGGTCTGTTCGCCATTGTTGTGCTATTATATAATATACTTATACGTTTCCTTTATATTGTTTTATAATATATATTATATAATAAAAATCTCATCAATTTTTTAAAGTCATCAATTTTTTAAAGTTCCCTTTGCAAGGGTCTATACGAAAGTGTAGGGTCAGTTGAGAGAGTGTAGGGTCAGTGTAGGGTCAGAAATCCACCCTACACTCCAGATTTCTGGGATTACTCACACTAATCCCTACTCTTTTATCCCAATATTATAAAAAGTGTAGGGTGTGTAGGGTGTGTAGGGTGAATCTGATATTCTAATAGAAAATTGCTGATGAGTCTGATGTTTATTCTATTTGGGTTTTTTGAGACCCTACACCCTACACCCTGCACTGA